TCCACCAACATCAAACTTACCAAATGGTAAGACATCCGCTAGGTCTGTAATTAATCCAAAATACCAAGGATTGAAATTATCTGCACCGCGATCATCGTCAGCAGTGTCTGAAATGTTGCCATAGTCAGCCGTACTCGTTACGGAAGTGGTTACCAAACCCTTATCTTCCGAAACGAATATATCTACCTTATTGGTATCGTAGACATAAACGGCCATAGTTTAATTCTTATCATTTGATGAAAAAGGGGACTGCCTTGATAATAAAGCAATCCCCACCATGACAAATATTCTATTTTATATATGAATCAGTCAAGTGCGACGTTCAGGGTGATTTTAATTTGGTCACCGTTGTTCTGAATGTTGTATGGACCATTCGTGAATCTCTCAGCGTACATGATGCTGGAGTACAGGGTCGCAGTATTCAGTCCAAGAACACCGTTGGATGTTGCGGTTAGAGACGGTGTGGTTACGAACTCGTCAGCGTTTTGTACGTCAAAGACGGTATAAACATTAGATTCAAGAGTTGTATTACCTGCACCAGCAGCAACGTAAAGGATATCTCCTCGTTGAAGACCGTGGTTGACAATAGCAATCTTACCGAAACTAAAGGTAACTGATGGATCAGTTGCAACCTGAATGTTATCAATCAGTGGTTTGTCTAGATAGACAACTTGCAATGCTCGATCGAGACCAATAATTCGCGTTCCAGTCTGAACACCCGCGTTACCAGCGACATACTGTCCAAGAGTTAGATCGTTGATGGAGACCTGTGGGTCAACAACGAAGTATCTGTTACCAACAACTCCAATACATGGATCAGTGTTGTTACCCTTGGTGACGGTTGTTCCGATACCCACACTAGCTGCGTGGTTAACACCCTGTACGGATACAGGCATGTTGTTTGCTCTGGTTACATAATAACCGTAGATATTACCAGCAGGTCCAGTAAAGGTGAAAGTCTGTTCGGGATAGGTTGCGGTTGTACCACTACCAACGTTCTTAATAACCCAGCGAGATCCATTTAGAAGCACACCGTACTGTGCGGTGTAGTCTTGGTCGATTCTATTATCGACGCAGACGGGGTAACCAGTATTTGCAGTAGTTCCGTAACCATTAACGTTTCCGTCAATATATGGTTCAAAATATGCAGTCTGGGAAGGAACATCACCCTCAGCAGGGGTGGTGTTACTCGTAAATAGTTTAAGAACGAGATTTCTTGGTGAGGTATCCTCCAAGTCTGCAACAAAGTTATTCTGAGCAATCAGATAACGGAGAGACTCAATTTCACCAATATTGGGAACTAGTAATGCCATCGAAAACAACTCCTCGTAAGGGTTAGACTTTAAGAACTATACTTATTTATAATTTTAATTTTAAAGAGATCAGCAACCTTCGCATGTTTGTTGAGCTGACTACTGAAAAATCTAATATATCACCAGCAACGATCGTCTTATCCCAATTATTTAGTACATCATCAACATACTTATTTTGGGTTTGTAGTTGAACTCGTTGATTATCAGTAATTGTTGTAAATGTAGGAAAATCTTGGAAGTTAGATTTCGATACCTCTAAAACAATATCTCCTGTTTGATCACTCAACACTTTGATCGATTCTATTGTTCCAGAAACATCGACAGTAACTTTGCCTTTGCTTCCTGGGGAGATAGCCTGAGATCCACTATCAATAACAAAATTAACTGATCTTGTCAGATCCGCAGTAGTTGCAAGAGCAATGATGAATACGTCATCACCAACAACTGGTGCAACTGAGAAAATAAGTTGATCACCAGCAATGGTGAAATCTTCTCCTGGTTCCATGACCAGATTGTTTTTACAAACAATCAGTTGTTGGTCATTTAATGGATTATATGTATCGCCACCACTATTTAACGAAAAAGTAACACCAATACCATTGAATTGACCATTAATGTCATCAATGATGAGGTTGGTGTTCTGAGTTGACTTCGATGGAATTTCGTAGTCAACTCCGACTGAATATGATCCAGGACTATTTAAATTTACTAAGTAATCAGTCATGATACTCCAGGTAACACTAAAACATTTCCTGCTATAGGTCTAGTCTTATAATTGTTTGGAGAAACAAGTACCAGATCATATACATATCTTCCTCCCTCCAAAGTTCCAGTAGAAGTTACCGCAAGGGCTACTTTTACGACACCATTGATTCTATTTGGGAAAGAGATAACAAAATTCGTGTATTTTGTCGCATCTGGGTGTTTTCTAATCTTCGCTAGAGCAGAGTACCCAGTCAAATTTAATGGCGAATTATTCGCATTCTTAATAGTAAAGGTTGCTTCAAAATCAACGTTTTGTTCAATGACTAAATTGACATTTCTAGCTGCCATTACACAAAAAGGAAGATTTTAGTTATTTATCCAATTTTTCCAGAAGGAGTTTCATCATGACCTTAAGTTCACTAACATCATTTTTTAATTCATCTATTTCTAATGATTTTTGAGCCGCAATTCTTTTTTGTTTGATATACGACTCATATGCACCATCATTGCAATTTATCACTGCTCCAGTCTCGTTATCTCGATATAGAGAGTGGCTACTTTCAACTTTTATTTTATCCATTAAATTGTAGCAATAACTCTGAAGTCTCTCAATCTTGGAACGTAAGCATAGTTACTTCCAGACATACAAACTTTAATTTGGAATGCATTGAACTGTGCAATATTTGAGACATTAAATTCATATGGATTAATATCATCATATCCATCAGATGCGGGAACGAACTTGTCGGGTAACCCATCATTTTTGGCAGGATCGATAATTCCACCAGAAAGATCTAGATTTTTATATCCAGGGAATAACTGGAATAGTTGATCTCCCGAAGGTGCATCAACACGGAATGCCCTGTAAAGAACTCTAATTTCATTTGTATGATGTCTATATGCATCAAACATAACTTTCAATCCATCTGCAGCCTTATCAAGATTAATAACCTGAGTTAAGTAAATGGCAGCATTTGGATCATTATCAATAGAATTCACTCGTTTATCAGTTGCATAGTTGTCAACTTTATTGTTGAGTCTATTCATAATGAAGACAGCACTTACTCTGTCCAAATCAATTTGCGGAGAAACAAATTCATCTTCAGTGTTAAGAGTAACTTCTATTGCAAATGATTTTCTTCCAGGATAATTCTCCAATCTAGTCAATTCATTTACTTTAGATGCAATAATTCTTGGTGAAGTAAATTCGTTATCACCTTCCAAGGAGATGGGTTGAAATCCCTGATCAATGAATGCTCCCAGGTTTCCATCTGGACTATCTCCACTAAATGTCCTACAAGATGCAGAAACACTGGTTCCATCTGGTTGTAAGATAGTGAAGTTTGGTCTCAATATATTGAAGGGAATATTTTGGGTAGCTCTTGGAACATTACCCGAACCAGTATTAGCGCCTTCCGCAATATAAGATCCAGCAGACTTGGTTTCATTCCAATATAATTCTGGTAATCCAGTAGCATTTCCAGGACTTCTATCAACACCTCTACTAGAAATACCAACCTTCAACCAATAAGAATCAACATCAATTGGATACTTAGTGATGTTTACTTCACCAAGATTATGCGAGGTATTAATTCTTCTCAATGAAATACCATTAAGTTCATACTTGAAAAGTAGATCATCTACAGAATAATTTCCAGAAGTAGTATCATCAACAGCTCTAGTGATACCAGTAACTGCACTGGAGGTCGTGGTGACTCCAGTATACTTGATAATTTCATCACCTAATTTCAAATATCCAGGATTATTTGAATCGACAGGAACATTTTCAAAACTAGTATAAACTCCAACATTGGTTACTGAAAGATTATCAGTCGAAGAAGAATTATATTTGGCAGTGAGTTTTTCTGGTTTTACATCAGTTTCCATATTTGAAAGTGTAACCATATCCAATGGGCTATACATTCCATGGTTACTATGTTTGACCATAAATGTCAGTCCATCACTGATACTGTCAACATATTGAATAGAAGTTGCGGAAATAATTGATGTCGATCCAGCACCTGTTGTAAAAACAACCGCAGAGGATGCATCAACACTTGGAACACCTTGAACTCTGTCAACAATTAGTGTATTAAAGGCACTAATAATACCCACTTCATTTTTAATAGAAAGTCGTAAATCGGAACCAAATCCACCAGTATTGATTGGATCTGCAGTCAATACATCACCAACAGAATATCCAGTGCCTCCAGCAGAAACAGTAGCAGAACTTACTAGATTAGATCCAACGACAATTGTTGCTTTTGCACCAGATCCATTTCCAGTCAAACTAACTAGAGGAACATCAGTATATGTTGGGGATCCATTTGCAAATCCACTTCCTGCACTCGTTAGGGCGAGAACACTTCCAATACCAACAGCACCAAGAACCTTGATAAGTTTTGCAGAGAAGTTTGCATTATTTTCTTGTCCAATGGTTGTACCCGCAACAAGACCAGCAACTTCATTAGAAGTCAAACTCTTACCAAGACCAATAACGGTATTATTGGATAACATATTAAGAGGATTATTACTCAGTGTAACAATTTGTTTGTTGCCAATGTCTAGATCAGGATTATAGAATTTAACAGTTCCACTTGTGGAACTAAATTGAGCCTGATAAAGATTGAACTTCAGATCCTCAAACTGACTTGGATCCCATGTAGCACCATTCTGGGATTTGAATAGTGAACCAAGAAGTGGTTGTTGGGAAACAATAATCTTCTCAGAGTCCGCGCTGTTTATAGTAGAAATATCCTCTTCGCCCATTCTAGAGATGAATACTGTGTATTCATTGGAAGCCGAAAGAAGAACCAAAGCATATGCATTTCCTCCTTGGCAATATACAGGAGAATCGAAGGTAAATGTTGTTGCTTTACTACCATCGTTTGAAGTAACAACTTCAGATGGATCAAGAACCTTTTCACCAAAAGGCAAAATTGATTGCGTAGGTAAACCTAGTTCCAGATCTCTGACTTGCAATGTTACGGGCAATTCGGAAGCATCCTTTGTTCTGAAGTAAATTTCACAACTAGTGAGGAAAACTCCGTTTTCATCTGGAACTTCAAACGACTGTGCAAGTGGGTCAACCCATCTTGTTTGTTTTTTCTTTCTATTTTTAAATTTAACTGTTGCTTTTAATCTAGTTCTGCTTCTGCTTACATCTTTAGATTCTGATGTGGGAACCCTTTCAACACTAGCATTACGAATTCGTAGAGTTGTTTCTTGAGTGTTATTGATTGTTCCCGTAGACATAAATGTCGTTTCCGCAGAACTATCAGTAAATCCCGAAATAGTCTGGTTACTTGAACTAGAAGTCAGTGTAAAAGTCTTACTACCAGTATTGAATACTTGTGAAGATGGTACAGTTGGATCGGGGATAAACAAAGATCCGATTACAACACCGGCTCTATCAGTGACAATTCTAATATCTTTAACTTTTGCAATAGCACCACTAGACTGACCAACTAAGGTCATACTCTTAGCAAGACATCCAAAGAATCCAGATGCAGATTGAAGTTCAAGAGACGCAGTGTCTACATTAAGTAACCCTGTAGTTGAGGAATATGATCCAGAGATACTATTATCAACATTATATGGATTGCTGGTATACGTCTGAGTCGGAACATTATACGGACCATACTTATGATTTTGTTGAGCCAATCTAAACTTAATACTCTTGTTTGTAGAGTTAGTTCCATTTCCAACAACAATTTCACCAACACCGAAGGTTCCACTTACCATTTCAATTTCAATAAGTTTTGGAACAATGAAGGCATTCATATCGATATTATCGAAGAATGCATAAAGTCTCGTATTTGGTTTTAGTCTCTTACAAACAAACTCAATATTCCTAGATCGCATCACAGCAGCAACATCGCTGGAAACGACCCTATTTCCTAAACTCTTCGAGTCAAATGACTCTTCCACTTTATATTGTATACCGTCTCTAGATTTAGTTCCAGTTTTAACAGTGGTTACTTCCCGAATCTTGGTAACCTTCTGCTTCCACCTTTTAGTAGTAGTAACGGGAATACCTCTACCACGTACAAACTTTCCTCTTTTTTTCTTCTTCTTCATAGAGCCTTTGACTCTCTTACTCTTCTTCAGGATAACAGGACCTTTGGTCCTAGTTTTACCAGTCCAAGTCGTTTCCCACGCACCCCACTGAATAGGAGATAATCCAGTATTACTATCTGTCCCACCAACCATTCCTTGCATGGCATCGTAGCTACCTTCCATATCTACGGTCATACTAGGAATTTTTCTAGTATCAATCCAAGTATCTGTTGCTGGATTCAATTCTAAAACTCCAATCCAATTTACAACATGGAATGGGTTTACATTTTCACTTCTAGTAGCAAACTTATTCTTAAGCCACTCTTTCTCAGTATATTTGAGAGTTACAATATCACCTTTCTTGACAACATTTGCATCTCCAAGATCACTTACGAATCTATAGTCCGCATCTGGAGTTGCCGAACCTGCAGCACTAGCACCAATAACAGCTTCAGATCCCAACAAAAGGTCTATTGATGTCGTATAGTGTTCGGGTCTTGCCTCTCCTTCTGCAGTGTCAATACTGCACCTATATTGACTATCAGAAACGGCTCCTCCACCCACTTTGGATCTAAAGTTATCAACAAAAAATCCAGATTTAAACTTATCAAGATTTGTAGTTGGATCTTTAATAGTCAAACTAGAAGTTTCCGTCTCTAGGAGAGAAAGACTTGTATAGTATTCTACATTAGTAAGTCTAGTATCAATATTAGCAATATCTCTCATTTGATATCGCTTGTGGGTAGCAACTTGAACCTCAATATCATCAACACTATAGAGATATGGAGGCATCTCAAGGGTAGCAATCTCTAGAGCATTATCTACACTATTTGGTACTTGTGGATCATATGAAGGAACTCCTTCTGCTCTGTTAAAAACTCCATCTTTTGTTAAGAAAATTTTATCAATTCTGCCCAGATAATAATCATAACTTAAGTTAATGTTTTTATTACTGGAAAATACGTGAGTAGTCGATGATGTGAGTGGATTGAATTCTCTAGACTTATATTCAAAAGGAGATAAAGTAGAAGCTACAGAAACAGCTCTAGGTCTCAGATCAATAATATCAGAGACTGGAATGTCACCAATATATGGAAGAGTATTACCATAAAGAGTAGCATCGTAAGAATCGACTGAAACAAGATCACCAGGATCAGAATTTTCAATAACAAAACTATCGTAGACGACCGTCAATCTCTTAGTTGGAGCATTTGCAGAATTTTTTCTTATAAGAGAAGAGAAATCTATATAATCTTCATTTTGACCAGGATCAAATTCAAAGTTATTCTTAATATCTCTGTCTCCAGAAAGAAAAGATTGTACGTTAGCACTAATATTAGAATCTTGAAAAATTACAGTTTCCCCACTTTGGAATACACTTTCGTTTTCGTAGATAAATGATGCTTCATTCGTTCCATTAGTTTCTACAAAAATTGCAGATGCCCCAGAGGTTTCTCCAACTATGGATTCACCTTTAAGTGCATTGGTGATAGATGCATTCAAATCCGTTAGGATAATTTTTGGAAGTTGTGGACTACTATTTGAAGAAGATTCAAAAACAGCAGCAACTCTTGCTACATCACAAATTCCTAGAGAAATTCTTTTATCTTGGACTCTAGTTCCATAAACCTCAGAGAATGTTAACCCATCATTTCCACTGGAATTTCCGATTCCAGAAGTATTTGTAGATGAATTGGAAATTTGAATAGTATTAGCTCTGCTGAATACTTTGTTTTTAGCTTTAGGATTTTTCTTCTTCCACGTTACGGTAAGAGTAGCGGCGCCATCTTCACTCATCTGAGAAAGAGTGACGGTCCTACCAGAAACTGTCAATTTTTGATCGGAAAGAGACTCAGTTGTTCCAGTAGAATCGAAGGATACGTTATAATCTTCGGCATCATAAGGTTCCAAAGTTAGACTTGAATCAGATTCTAATGTTGCACTATATGCACCAGAAGAAACTGCAATATAGTATGTTTTCTTGAAAATAATCTCAGCGTCGTTGAGATTTACAGAAGAAACGTTTGGTTCGGTAAGTTCTGCATATAAAGTATTACTTCCACTATTAAGAATTTCCAAAGTGACTTTATTCACGTCACTTGCAGTAATCTCACTAGTTGGAAGAGCACCTACGTTTACATTGGTTACGGTAGTAGTTGCTTCAACAATTATGCTTCTTGCATTAGTACCAATCTGTTTTACGACAGCATATGACGGTGTTGCAGTAGCTGCTTTACTATATGCGATCACATCACCAGTAGAAATACCACTTACTGCGCCAAAATTGGCATTAGGAGAAGTAATTGTAGATACACCCGCACTTTCAATACTAACTGTATATTCACTTCCAGGTTCTGCAAACCTAATTTTATTAGTCAGCTTAGTATCAGCAGTAAATGCTACTCCATCAGAAGATGCGATTTGATAGACATCTTGAATACCATAATCATCAAACTCAGTAATACTTCTATTAATTCGTTCTCCATTCACAAGAATTTCTTCATTATTTTGGAACTCTCCATTAACCTGATACAAAACCAGTTGATTACTCTTTGATGAAGCCGAAAATACAAATCCAGATGCACTACTATTCTGTCCCTCAATAAATGCAGGAACATTAATAGATGACTCGGCGTTTAATTGCAAATATGTAAAAGTTTGAATATCATACAACGATGCTCTAAAAGTAGTACCTTCATTTGCATATGCAGCATCTCTCAATCTAAAATCATAGAGTCTTGCAACACCAACATGAAGTCCACTAACAGATCCTGGGGTTGCAGTTCTAGATCCATAGAGATTTAAAAGTCCTTCTGTTCCAAGACCAACTGCAGGAGATCCATAAACGTTATTGACTTCAATAGTTCTGCCTACACTAAAAGGCAAAGCTTCATTGACAACATTTTCTGTTGTTCTTGGTTTAGGAATATCTAGTGTACTAGTATTCAGAGTCTCCACTTCATATCCACGAACATATGCCTTTCCAGGTCCAATTGAAAGAGATACTACATCCTTACTGGGAATATTTCCTTGTTGAGTAGTTTGATTGGAATAATATGCTCCATCATTACCAATCCTATCATTAAGTGTTTCCTTAACATTAATACCAAATGGAGTAATGTAGTAATCTCCAGACTCATCATATGTTCTTCTCGCTAACTCATCAGTAATTAAATCATATGTAGTGGTATTACTAAACTTCCGAATATCCCCTTCTTCAATCCTAAGCAATTCAATGAAATTTTCATCATTGAAATCGTTTAGAGACTTCTTAATAAGCTTTGTTGAAATTTTTAGTCGATCTGCACCAGGAGCTGCAAAGTTTGAAAATCCCCTAGCATTGTCATACAAATCGTTATATTCATCCGAAGCAGTTACAAGTTCTTCGGAAATGTCTAGACCAACTCTATAACTTGGTGCATCAGCATATTGATCTAGAATTACTGTAGAATCTGGTACATCTACAAAGAATCCACGAATGAAATATACACCATTGGCAAGTTTTGCAGCAGATCCTACGGCAGTAGAATTAGAAATAATTGCTGTAGCAAAACTAGTTCCCGTTCTAATACTAGAAAGGGTGTAGTCAATATCTTCTTGAGCGATTAAATTTTCACCATCGGTGAAAGTTGTACCAGAGAAATCGTTTTCACTAGCACCTTCATATTTAATGTATAACGTATAATTGCTTTTTTCGGACTCAGAATTCGTAATATAATCTTCAATCTTTGCTTTAACACCACTAGTTTCTCCCTTGATTCTCTTTCCTTTTAGGGAATTCAAATACAAAGAAACTGGAAGTCCTAAATGAGACTCATCAATCTGGACAGAGGTATACTCATCGTCATATGCAATTTGTCCAGGGATAACTACAGATCCCTCTTTAAACATATGCTTACCAAACTTCTCAATTTGGTTCTGCAGAATTGACTGTAGAGTAGTTAATTCCCTAGACTGAATTGGGAGTCCAGGCTTAAACAGAACCCTCTGATAATTATTAGACGCACTGAAATCATCAAAATATGGAGATGAATTTAAGTTGGTATTCTGTGGCATTTTTCTTTAGAACTCCAGAACAATCTTGATGTCTTCTTTCTGACTTGCAGATCTAGGAATAGGGGCTCTATTATCAATATAGATAATTTCGCCAGACTTAGTGTTGTATTCGGCAGACGCAATACCAGCAACAAAGTTAAGACCAAGTTGGTATGTCTTATTATTTATTGAGGTACTTACACCGTTAAAATCAGTATTTACTGATAGTAATGGTCCAGTGACAGTTTCCCCAGTAATTGTCAACCCAAATCCCGCATCAGGACTTGCCGAAAATGGAATAATCTTATATCCAGTTTCACTAGAAGCAAGACCCATTGGTTGGTAATATTTAAGAACTCCACTAATTTTATCCCAAGATGCGACATATCCAATAGCAGTGGAACCAACACCAACTGTCTGGGTAATTTCGGAGTCTACAGCATATGTTGTCGCTGTGGTGATACCACCCATCTTAATCCCTTTCAGTCCACTAACTTGAGAGGTCTCCAAAAGTTCAGTGTTACTGCCAAAGATTGTTGGATTTTTGATAACTCCAACTCTAGCAAAATCATTACCCTCAATAATATCTGGGTTAGTTTCAATAGTCTCGAATCTAGAATATAGAAGAGCTCTATATGCACCCAATTCTCTGTAGACATCATATCCATGTCCACCTTTTGGTGGAATAATTACACTAAAGTTACCAATAGAAGTAGTACCAATACCAGTATTAGTAAGGTTTTCTAGTGGTCCGCCTTCCTGACTTCCAGGAGCTCCTGGGAAGAATTGAATAGATCCATGAGTATATCCAGATCCGCCATCAGTAACGAATACCTCAGATACTTTACCAAAGGAATCAATGGTTACGGTTGCCTTAC